TGTGAAATGATAGGAGATTTGACAATTTATAGGGGACAACAGCGAAGACATACAAACGAGAATGATTCTCAATAGAGTAGATGAGAATGCTTATCAGTTACTGGGTAGAACTGCTGAGCACTAGAGTTGTGCATGTCTTTGATTTTAAATACCACATTATGAAACGCCTCAGAAACACCCTAGCTTTTCACCATGTGAAATCTTCACAGGGTCTTCACAGACTGCTCAGATTAGACATGAGACATGACATAGAGCTGGGGAGGGATAGGGCAGAGCTAGGGAGAATCCCTATAGATTCACAGGGCAGGGGAGGGCAAAAAAGAATTATTTATTTATATATATAACGCTATTTATAACGCTGATGTAATTTTTAAAACAAGGGGTAGTATCGGTCAGAACAGACCTGGGACGTGCTCCATAGGCTCTACGGAGTGTTGTAAGACAATTAAAACAATGTCTAGTAACAGTACTGAATAGTGCTCTCTAGCTCTATGTAGGCTACATTGTGCTCTTTAGCTCTATTTAGTAATAGTCTTTATTATTATATAAACTACTATCTATATTGTTACTAAGAAGTAGCTACTCCGTAACTATATAGTAATTATAACACTACTTTGTCTTTTTGTCAAGCTTTATCTGTCCCCTACATATTAAAAATAAGTGTTGACTTTTTAACAATTGTATGTTATAATTACAAACATTGAGTAGAGGATTGTCTAAGATATGACACGTAGAAAGAAACGAGATTTAAAAAGCGAAGGTAAATGGTGGTCTGATAGTCAAAAGCTTGAAGCTGCTACTACATTCCTAGCTATCGGTAATGGTGCTCAAACTGCTGCTGCATTAGAGATACCACTAGCAACGTTTAATCGTTGGAGATACACCGAATGGTTTAAGAAGATGGTTGATGACCTTAAAGCTGAGGACAACCTTAAACTGAATGCTCGTTTAAATAAGATTGTGTCTAGAGCTTTAGATGTCACAGAAGATAGGCTGGAAAAGGGTAATTATCAATATGACCCTAAGACGTCTGAACTAATTCGTGTTCCTGTGTCGATGAAAGATGCAGCTAAAGTAGCCAATGACATGCTAGAGCGTAAAGATGTTATTGAGACTAAACCACAGCAAGAACAGATTGAAAAGACTGTCGATGCCAGGTTAGCTGCCCTAGCAGAACAGTTTAAAACCTTTGCTAAGCCTAAAGAGAAAGACATTACTCCTAAGCCTCTTGTGATTGAAAACGAAGCTTGATGGAGTTATCTAGTGAAGTCATTGAGGGTTTTAGTAATGCTTGTCTGGTTAAGAACTTTGACTCAGCTACTCAGACCCCAGAGTTCCATCGTGAGCTATGGCAGCTATGTTGCTCAAAAGATAAGTTTGTGGCTATTGCTGCTCCTCGTGGTCATGGTAAGTCTACTGCTGTTACGTATACCTATTGTCTTGCAGAAGTACTATTTCGTAGGTCTAAGTATGTCTTGATCGTCTCAGACAGCTTTTCACAAGCTGGTTTGTTCCTTGGTGATATTATTAAGGAACTTAGGGACAATGAAGATATACATGGTTTATTTGGCAACATTGAGTTGACAAAGCAAACAGAAGATGATATAATAGGTAAATTCGAAGATGGTCATACCTTTCGTATTCAAGCTAAAGGTTCTGAACAAAAGCTTCGTGGTCTTAAATGGTTAAACAAGCGTCCTGATTTAATCATCTGTGACGATATGGAATCTGATGAACAGGTTCTAAATAAAGATCGTAGAGAAAAGCTTCGTAGATGGTTCTACTCAGCACTCATACCTGCCCTGTCAGTTACAGGAAAGATTCGTATCGTAGGTACTATTTTGCACCTAGACTCATTGTTAGAACGTCTAATGCCTGAGTCTCAGTTGTCTGCATTAGGTTCTAAAGTATTAAAGAATTTAATAACTGAAGATTTAAAGCAGTTTACTAATTATAAGACTTCTTGGTTATCCATTAAGTATCGTGCCCATACAGATGACTTTAGTAAGATTCTGTGGCCTGATAGGTGGAACAAAAAAGCATTAGAAGAGCGTAAAGCTCAATACGTCAGTCAAGGTTTAGCTGATGTGTATTCTCAAGAGATGCTTAACGTACCTCTTGATGATGCTAACGGGTTCTTTAAAAAGAGTGACTTTAGTCCTTTAAAAGAAGAAGACCGTAAAAAGAATTTAAATTACTACATTGCTTGTGACTTAGCAATCAGCCAAAGGCAACATAGTGATTACAGTGTTTTTGCTGTGGCAGGGATGGATGAAAATCAGCACTTGCAGTGTGTGAACATCGTCCGTGATAGGATGGATGCAATGCAGATTGTGGAAACTATCCTTGCCCTCCAGCGAACTTACAAACCTGAATTGTTTGGAATTGAGGCAGGAACGATCCAGAAGTCTATCGGTCCATATCTTAACGAAGCAATGATGAAGCAAGATACTTTTATCAACCTAGTGTTGCTCAAGCCTAGTGGTGATAAATTAAGTCGTGCTCGGTCAATGCAAGCTCGTATGAGAGCAGGAGCCGTAAAGTTTGACAACTCTGCTGATTGGTATCAAACGTTTGAAGATGAGCTACTAAGGTTTCCTAGAGATAGACATGACGATCAAGTTGACGCTTGGGCATATATCGGATTGTTACTTAATCAAATGCAAGTAGCTGCTACTCAACAAGAACTCAACGAAGAAGAATACAGGTTTGCCTTATACGAAGCTGGATACGATCAAGCAGGACGCAACGAAACAACGGGATATTGATGGAACTGAATACTGAATTTGACCTTGATAAGATTGTAGAGATGCCTAACATTGCTGAAGCAATGGAAGAGCAGGACCTATATACTGTCGGTTATCATGTTTGGAAAGGCTTTGAAGCCGATAAAGAATCTCGTTCAGCATGGGAAAAGCGTACTGAAGAGTCTATGAAACTTGCTTTACAAGTTGCAGAAGCTAAATCATTTCCTTGGCCTGGAGCATCTAATGTCAAATTTCCACTTGTTACTATTGCTGCTCTTCAGTTTCATGCTCGTAGTTACCCAGTCCTTATTAACGGGGAAACTCCCGTTCAATGTCGTGTAATCGGTGATGACCCTACAGGACAAAAAGATGCACGTGCTCATCGTGTAAGTCAACACATGTCTTACCAAATCCTTGAGGAAGACCTTAACTGGGAAGCCGAGATGGATCGTGTATTGATCTCTCAACCTATCGTTGGTTGTGCTTTCAAGAAATCATACTTTGATCCTATCCTCAAACACAACGTTTCCGAGAACATCCTTGCTAAGGATTTTGTCGTAAACTATTGGACTAAAGATTTAGCCACATCCCCACGTGTAACTCAAATTCAATACATGTCTCGTAACGACATCTATGAGCGTGTAGCTCGTGGTTTGTTTGTTAAGATGACTGAAATCATGCCTGCTGCTGTTCCACAGTCTAATCTGACTTTGGCTCAGAATAAAGCTCAAGGTATGCAAGCACCAGACTCTATTGATGAGTCTACTCCTTACGAGATTCTAGAACAACACACCTACATCGATCTTGATGGTGATGGCTATGCTGAGCCGTACATTGTATGGATGCGTCGTGATACTAAACAGATCCTGCGTATTGTAGCTCGTTACTTCACCACTTCTATTGAAAGAGATGATAAAGGTAATGTACTACGGATTACACCAGAAACCTATTTCACTAAGTTCCCTTTCATTCCCTCACCTGATGGTGGGTTCTATGACTTGGGCTTTGGATCTTTACTTGGACCACTTAATCAAAGTATTGATACCATTCTCAATCAGCTTATCGACTGCGGAACAATGGCAAACACCGCAGGTGGTTTCCTTTCACGTGGTATCAAGTTAAGAGGCGGTAACTACAACTTTGCACCTTTGGAATGGAAACATGTTGACACCACAGGCGATGACTTGCGTAAAGGCATTGTGCCTCTCCCAGTACGTGAGCCTTCTCAAGTTCTCTTTACTTTGCTTAATCTGCTCATTAATTACGGTGAGCGTATTGGTGGGTCTGTTGATATTCTTTCAGGACAAAATCCTGGTCAGAATACCGCTGCAGAAACTACGAGAACGATGGCAGAGCAAGGGATGAAAATCTTTTCGGGTATATTCAAGCGTACATACAGGTCTCTTAAAGATGAGTTCCGTAAGCTGTATCGTTTGAATCAATTATACCTTGAAGGTGTAGAAGACTACAACAGCGACACAGGTCAAAACTTTATTGCTGCTGAAGATTACTCAGGTCCTGTATCTGATGTACGTCCTTCTGCAGATCCTAACATTGTATCTGACACACAACGTATCCAACAAGCTTCTGCTTTATTGCAACTTGCCTCTACAACACCTGGCATGAATATGTATGAAGTTCAGAAGAACTACCTCAAAGCAATGAAAGTATCTAACATTGATCAAGTACTGCCTGATCCTAAAGGACCTAATGCTATCAAGCCAGGACCTTCTGAGAAAGTTCAAATTGAGCAAATGCGTAGTCAGATTAAACAAATGGATATGGAATTGCAAACTAAGTTGGCTGCTATCAAGCTGGCACAAAATGCTGAACTCCAACAAGCTAAGATTCACAAACTAGAAGCTGAAGCTATCCTTGCTGTTGAGCAGGCTGGTGGCGTACAGACAGGGCATGAAATTGCTATGATTGATGCCCAAATTGGTGCAGCTAGAGCTAAGCAAGAAGGTATTCAAGATAGCCTTAAAACTGTAATGGCTTTAGAAAAACACATGAATGATGTAAAAGCTCCTAAAGAAGGAGAAGTAGCACCAGAATAGTATTAACAAGGAGAAAGTATGGCAATCGTAGTCACGGAGCAAGAGTTTTCAGAATGGAAGGGTAGTCGAGTTACCAAAGCTTTTTTTAAAGCAATGGATAACGATAGAGAGTGGTTAAAAGAAATGTTGTTAGTTGGTAGTGAAGATGATGCTAATCTTCGAGGCCGAGCAGCAGCAGTAACCAGCATTCTAAGGATTACCTATGAAGAGTTAATGGAATCAGTAAAGGAAAATAAAGATGTCTAATGTATCAGGCATTACTCCTATCTTAGATAGGGTATTGATTAAGCCTTTAGTTGTAGAAAATAAGACAGCTAGTGGAATTATTGTATCAACGGATGAAACCAGTGAACGTGAGCAACTTGCTAACACCACAGGTGAAATAATGGCGATGGGTGATGAATGTCCTCAAGGTGTTGTTGAAGTTGGTATGAGAGTAGCTTTCGCTAAGTATTCTGGTTTAATGTACAAAGGTAAAGACGGCAAAGACTATCGCATGATTAATTACGATAATTTAGTAGCCAAGCTAGACGATGATATGGGCCTTATTGATCCACATCTATTAAAAGGGATTGTATAATGAGTGAAGATACACAAGTAGATACACAACAAGAAGGCTCTCAGGAAGCTCCAGAAGCCACACAGCACGAGTCCGAAGCAAGGGCGCAGGGTTGGGTAGCCAAAGAAGAATTCCGTGGTTCTGAAGACGATTGGGTTGATGCTGAGACGTTTGTGCGTCGGGGCAGAGAGATTATGCCAATCTTACGTAAGAATAATGAGAAATTACTTAAAGAATTAGGTGAAGCGAAAAAGATTGCTGAAGAAGCACGAGAGTCTGCTAAAGAGTTTCGTGAGTATCAAAAGCAGCAGTTTGAACGCAAGACCAAAGAACTTGAAGGCCAGCTAGAGCAACTGAAACAAGCTAAACGTGATGCAATCACACAAGGCGATGGTGACAGGGCAATAGCAATTGACGATGCAATGGATGAATTGAAAGAGCAACGTCAAGAAGCCAAACAAGACTTAAAAGCTGCTGAAGATAAAGCAAAAGAAGTACCTCAAGTTACACAAGATCCTACACTGAATGAGTGGATGGACAAGAATGATTGGTTTGGTAAAGATACACGTTTGACTGGTATGGCAAATGGATTAGGCGTTGAATTACGACGTGAGAATCCTAGCTTACAAGGAAAAGCATTTTTAGACAAACTAGATCAAGAACTTGCAGAGATGCTTCCAGAGAAATTTGGTAAGAAACGTACCCCTAATCCAATGGAAGGTGCTCCTAACGGAACAGCAAGACCATCGGTTAGCTCAGGTAAGAAGTCTTACAATAATTTACCTGATGATGCTAAATCAGCATGTGATAAATTTGTTAAGCAAGGTCTGATGACCAAAGAGCAATATGTTGCTGAATATGACTGGAATTAAGGGAGAAAGAACATGACTGAAATTAAAAAAGAAGTTAAAGCTACACCAGAGTCTACTAAGGTAGAGCGTCCTCGTGAACGTAAAAAAGGCGTATTTAATGGGACTCAGGGTAAGCTGCAAGTAGGAAAGCAAATTGAAGGCTATCACTTGCATATTTTCAATGACACGCCAGGACGCATTCAGGCTGCCACTGAAAACGGTTATGAGTTTGTTCACCCTAGTGAGGTAGATGGGGTTACAGAGAATGTTACTTCTCGTAACCTTGATTTAGGAGATAAGGTTAGGTTCTTAGTAGGTGCTGGTGAAAAAGGTGATCCAATGTACGCTTACTTGATGAAAATCAAAGAAGAGTTTTGGCTCGAAGACCAAGCACAGTTACAAGAGCGTAACGATAAAACTGATGCAGCTATTAGACAAGGTAAAACACCTGGTGTTGATTCCTCTGGTTTCTATAATGCTGGTATCAAATATTAATCATTCCATAAGGAGTTTTAAAACATGGCAAACGTAAATGCCGTATCAGGATTGTCGCCAAACGGCACAATCACTGGTGCACCCTTTAACGAGCAAGGCGTACTATACGCTATCGCTAACGACGCTTCTAACACTTATGCTATTGGCGATATCGTCAAGTCTGCTGTAGGTAATGACGCCAATGGTGTTGCTCTAGTAACTAAAGCAGCAGCAACTGACGTACCTTTGGGCGTTATTGTTTCTATTCGTGTAGCTAACCCTGGCGTAAGCTTGGCTGGCGTTAACTTAAACTTAGGTCAATTGTACATTGGTTTGTCTGCTGGATCATACACCTATGTTTATGTTGTAACTGATCCTAACGTAGTGTTCCAAGTACAGGCTAATGCTTCTGCTGATGCTAAAGTTGGTGCAACTGCTGTTCCTACAATTACAGCTAACCAAACAACACTGTCACAGTCTTCGCCATTCTCTAGCACTTATGTAACAGCCGACTCTGCAGCTACTGCAGCTTCTATGTTCCAAATCGTTGGTATGTTCCAAGAACCTACAAATACCCCTGGTGCTTACAATAATCTATTGGTTGTATTTAATAAACACCAATACAAACAAGCCTTCGGTGCTTAATTAATAGGAGATATATAAAATGGCTGGTGTAATTACAACTGGTACTCACCCAAAGGCTCTATGGCCTGGTATCAAAGCTTGGTGGGGTCAAACCTATGATGAACATCCTGAAGAGTATATTCATCTTTTTGACAAAGATACTTCACATCAAAACTACGAGGAAGACGTTCAGTTAACTGGATTTGGTCTTGCTCCTGTTAAGTCTGAAGGTGCTGGGGTTCAATACGACTCAGAAGTCCAAGGTTTCGTAACTCGCTATACACACGTTGCATACGCTCTTGGTTACATCGTAACTAAAGAAGAGCTAGATGACAACTTGTATGAGCAAGTTTCTAAGCGTCGTGCTGCTGCGTTGGCAATGTCTTTCCGTCAAACCAAAGAAAACATTGGTGCTAACATCTACAACCGTGCGTTCAATGCAACGTATACAGGTGGTGATAATCAACCTTTGTGCTCTTTAGTTCATCCTAACACCTCTGGTGGCACATGGGCGAATACTCCTACTGTTTCCGTTGACCTCTCCGAAGCTTCTTTGGAAGATGCAACTGTAGCAATTATGGGTTTCCAAAATGACCGTGGTTTGTTGATCAACGTAATGCCACGTAGCTTGGTAGTAGCTCGCCAAGAATGGTATAACGCTAATCGCATTCTGAAGTCTGTATTCCAATCAGGTACTGCAAATAACGACATCAACGTTCTGAAGGCAACTAATGCCATTCCAGAAGGTATTGTTATGAACCATTACCTCACAAGCCCACACGCTTGGTTCCTCCGCACTAACGTTCAAAATGGTATGAAATACTATGAACGTGTTGGTATCATGTTCGATCAGGACAATGATTTCGACACAATGAACGCTAAAGCTAAGGGCTATGAGCGTTACAGCTTTGGTTGGACAGACCCACGTGCAGTTTACGGGGTAAATGGTCCTTGATTAACTCTTTACATTTGAGTTAATTTGTGATATAATGGCAGGGTTAGGAATTCAAAAGATTCCTTTCCCTTCCTTCTTAAAGGACAAATAATGGACTATCCAATTATTAAAGAACCAGCAGGAGCAATCGTACACAATCGTATGAAAGGCACTTCAGCCCCAAAAGCTAAAGCACCTAAAGGTTTAGGCAATACCCAAGCAGTAGAGAATCAAGGCGGTCAGTTGTCTGGCGTTAAAAAGAAACGCATGACTCCTGTAGCTAGTATTAAAAATCATTCGTAATAATTTCTATTACCTTAACGCCTTCGGGCGTGAACTCATCACGTTAAGGAACAATTAAATGAGTAATCCTACCCGTCTTACAAGTGGTATATCCACAGCATACTCTGGTGAAGTGTTTTACAGCTATCCTTACCCAGACCCTTTCCATACAGCTAGTTTACAAAATTTAGGTAGTACTAGCTACATGAACGACTTTAACACTCTTATTGGTACTGATTATATTGTTACTGGTACAAGTTCTACATTCTTACTTGCAGATGGTATTGGTGGACAAGCCGTATTAACTCCAGGTGGTACAACTACAGCAACCTCTACTTACAAGCGTGGGTCTTCTTTCCAGTTTGTAGCAGGTAACCGTTTTTGGTTTACAACACGTTTCCAAGCTTCTGCTGTTTCTGGAACTAAATCTTTCTATGTAGGTTTGCAAGCTGGTTCAGCAACTACTGATGGTCTTTGGTTTAGCAAAGCTGCTTCAAGCACTTCTATTAACTTAGTATCTACTGTAAACTCTACAGCTACTACTTTAGTTACTGGTGTAGCTACGGCTGCTGCAGCAACTTGGGTTGAGCTTGGTTTATACTTTGATGGCACAGATTTGTTAGTATATTCTGGTAACACTATGGTAGCTCGTGTAACAGCACCTACTATTGGTTCTACTGGTACTACTTTGACCAACGCTTTAATTACACCTGTTCTTCAAATTACTCCAACAGCAACTGATACTCTAACTGTAGACTTTATTGGTACAGCACAAGAACTTTCACGTTAATAGGGGAATAATATGACTACTGTCATTCAAACACCTCAAATATTAGTTGATGGCCCACGCCATGTTGTAATCAAATACGAAGGTACTTTAACAGCTACGGACGCTGGTGTTTACACTATTGTTGCCCCTGCTAATTTAAGTGACTTTGATATTAATGGCGTTAAGGCTAATCGCTTACGTGTTGATAGAATCACCTACGACGTAGAAGATTTATTAACTGTAAACGTTCTTTGGAAAGGTGCTTCTACTAACACTGTATTCTGGAACTTTGCAGGTCGTGGAAAAGTAGAAGCTAAGCATTATGGTGGCATTATTAATAATGCTGCCAGCCCAACAGGAGATATTGTAGCTACCTTTGATTATGAAGGAACAGGACAAGTCTTAACATTTACAATGGTTCTTGAATTGGTAAAGCAACATACATAATGCAAGTAGCTCAATCAAACGCTAAAGAACTTCAACTTATCGCCACCATTACACGTGCTGACGGTACTGTTGAAGAACTTGGCGTTATTGACTATTGGCATAAAAACCCAATCAAGAGAATTATATGGAGATTTAAAAAATGGCTACATTACTAGTTAATACTGGTAAAGCTATTGTTACCAACTACCTCGCAGGAGGTGCTGCAACGCAACCTAAATATGTAGGTTGGGGAACAGGGTCTGGTACAACTAGCGCAACCGACACAACGTTGTTTACTGAAGTAACACCACGCACTACTGGTACTGCTACACAGGTAACAACATCAACAACTAATGATACATATCAAGTTGTAGGAACACAGACTGCTGCTACTGGTGAGACAATCACCAATGCTGGTTTGTTTGATGCAACTACTTCTGGTAACTTGTTTGCTAAAGGTGACTTTTCTGGTATTGCTTTAAATAGCGGTGATAGTATTCAGTTTACTTTTAAAGTACAATTTAGTTAAAGGCAATAATGGCTCTAGTAATAGCAGATCGAGTTAAAGAAAGTTGTACTAGTCCTGGTACAGGAACAGTCACGCTCTTAGGAGCAGCAACAGGTTATCGTACTTTTTCTGCTGGAGTTGGAGCCAGCAACACAACCTACTATGTTATCGCAGATCAGTCTGGTGCTAACTGGGAAGTAGGTTTTGGTACAGTCGGTAGTGGAGGCACAACACTTGCCCGAACTACTGTACTGTCCTCTTCTAATTCAGGATCACTGGTTAACTTTTCCAGTGGTTCGCAAGATGTATTTTGCGACTATACGGCTGAGACAGCTATACTCGCAAGTAACAATCCAGGAACATCTGGGCAGGTACTAATTTCAGGAGGTACTGGTGTAGCTCCAACATGGTCTAACCGCACTCAATATTTAGGCGTATTGCTAAACACAGGCTCTACTACTCAAGTACCAACTTCTAACGGCTATATAGGCGTACTGCTTAATACTGGCTCAACAACACAAGTACCTATTAGTTAAGGATTATTATGACTGCTCGTTTACCCCTAGTTATTAACTCGACCACGATTGAAGAAATCCAATCTGGTGATACTTACAACTTAACCAATGGAACTGGATTACCTTTAACTACAGGAGTTACTGGCAACCTTCCTGTAACCAACCTTAATAGCGGAACTTCTGCTTCATCTTCTACATTCTGGAGAGGTGATGGTACATGGGTTGCCCCTACTTTTTCACAAACCTATCCTAGTTCTGGTATTGCCAATTCAACAGGAAGTGCTTGGGGAACAAGTTATTCCACTTCAGGAACAGGCACAGTATTAGCTTTAGCTACTTCTGCAACACTTACTACTCCTACTGGTACAGGTGTTAAAGAAACACAAGTAGCTATCTCTGCTTCTAATATTGATTTATCTGCTGGTAATTACTTTACTAAAACAATCTCAGGTACAACTACTTTTACTGTAAGCAATGCCGCATCAAGCGGAACAGTAAACTCATTTATCCTACAACTGACTAATGGTGGTTCAGCCACAGTAAACTGGTTCTCAGGCGTTAAATGGGCTGGCGGTACTGCTCCTACATTGACAGCTTCAGGCTATGACGATATTGGCTTCTTTAGCATTGATGGTGGCACTACATGGCAAGGCTTTGTTCTAGGAAAGGCGATGGCTTAATATGCCAGTTCGTGACCTGTTAAGTGCGGCTAGTGGTACTGGCGGTGCTGTTGACCCATATTTCTATGATGTTTCATTGTTGCTTAATGGTGATGGTACTAATGGTGCACAGAACAATACCTTCCTAGACTCCTCTACCAATAACTTTACGATTACTCGTAACGGCAATACGACACAGGGTAGCTTTAGTCCTTATGGTAGTTTGTGGAGTAATTACTTTAATGGTAGTAGTTATTTAAATACTGCTTCAAATGCAGCCTTTGGTTTTGGTTCTGGAGCGTGGACTTTAGAAGCATGGGTATTTCCTACTGCTGCACAAACAGATAATTGGATTTTAATGACCAATGATTCTGGTAAATTGCGTATGCGTGTAGGCGGAAGTGGTTATCTTAGTTTTTATACAGATACAGGAAATATTGGATTAGATTCAGCTACTGTAGTTACAGTTAATCAATGGAGTCATGTTGCTATTACTTATGATGGTACAACTTTAAGACTTTATCAAAATGGTGTAAGAACGGCTAGTTCAACAGTAAGCATTAGTAACGGTTCTTCAAATGCTTGTTATGTTGGGCAAAATAGTGTTGGCGGCTCTTATTGGAATGGTTACATTTCTAATGCTAGAGTTGTTAAAGGCACAGCAGTTTATACAGGTTCAACTTATACAGTACCGACAACACCATTAACTGCTATTAGCGGAACAAGCCTACTTACCTGTCAATCAAACCGCTTCATTGACAATAGCTCTAATGCTTTTGCTATTACTGTCGGTGGCACACCATCAGTCCAACGCTTCTCACCATTTAACCCAACAGCACCATACTCTACTAGCGTAATTGGTGGAAGTGGATACTTTGGTGCAAGCTCAGATTATTTAAGTATGTCTGCTCAAACTGCTTTTAATGTAAGTGGCGGAAATTGGACAATAGAGTTTTGGTATTACAGAGCATCATCAGCAGGAACTACTGTAATTCTTGAAAATAATAGTAATGGAGTAAATGGCTATTCGTTTCAAACAGATACTTCAAATAATTTAGTTTTGTATGTAAATACAAATATCATTACATCATCTTCTTCAATGCAATTAAATGCTTGGAATCATTGTGCTTTAGTTCGTAGTGGCTCTACAACTACCATGTATATTAACGGAGCTTCTGTTGGCACATCTTCAACCGATGCTGGTAGTACCAACGGTGGTTTATGGATTGGTGCAAGAAGTGGTGGTTCGTTTGGAATAAGTGGCTACATGACTGATTTAAGAATTGTCAAAGGCACAGCAGTATATACAACTACATTTGCACCGCCAACAGCCCCACTTACAGCAATTACAAACACCAGTTTGTTAGAAAATTTCACCAACGCTGGCATCCCTGACCTTGCTATGATGAACAACCTACAAACAGTAGGTAATGCACAAGTAAGCACAAGTGTTAAGAAGTATGGGACAGGAAGTTTAAAATTTGGTGGAAGCGGTGATTATATGGATTTGCCATCTATTCCACAATATGCATTTGGCTCTGGTGATTTTACAATAGAAGGTTGGATTTATTGGGATTCATCTAAAGCAACAGACCAAATTTTTATTGATTTTAGACCAACAACTACAAATGGAGCTTATCCGACTTTGTTTTTAAACTCATCAGGTCAAATAAATTTTTATGCTTCTAATGGAGTAAGAATTACATCTAGCGCAATTACTACAAATACTTGGACTAATTTTGCTTTAGTAAAAAATTCAGGGACTACTAAATTGTATGTAAATGGTACTCAAAGTGGTTCAAGTTACACAGACTCTAATTCATATTTACAAAGCAGATTAAGATTAGGTGATTCTGGATTTAATATAGGTGATGGCGCTGGTTATAAAGGATATTTAGATGATATTCGTATTACCAATGGCTTAGCTAGATATACCACTACATTTACACCACCAACAGCCGCTTTACCGACTTACTAAGGAATAATTATGTTAATTGCAATCGTTAATGGACAAACAGTAGAACAAGTTGGTGATTACCAAATTCTGTTTCCTAATACTTCTTTTCCTAGTTCTGGTCCTACACCAGAATGGATGACTGCTAATTCTTGTATGTATGTCAATACCTATTTGCCGTATGACCAAAGCACACAAGTTTTAACTCAAGTAGCACCTTATATTTTAGTAACAGACCCTACAAAGCCATTAGAATGGGTTTACACAGTTCAAGTAGAGCAGATGACTCCAGAGCAGTTAGCGGCTTATCAGGCTTCTATAGCGGCTCAGATTGGCGCACAAGCACAAGCATTGCTATCTTCTACAGATTGGACAACGATTCCTAGCGTTGCTGACCCTGCACAATCTA